GTACCTACTGCCACAAGATAACTATCATTGAATTTTCTAAACCCCTCTGAGTCAGTATAAGCAAGTTGCTGGAGATGCCATTGTTTTGATGATTTATCCGTAATCTTCTTATAATCCATATAAGTTTTGAATGAGCCATCTGCATCTTCAGGTAATCCCACTGAGATATATCCTGACCCCTCTATTTCGCGGTGAGACCCAATTATATTATAAGATGAATGTAATTGCTCAGTCTCTTGAATCGTTTCAATATAAACTGGTTTAATCGCCTCAATCACATTTGGTTCCAAGTTTCTATTGACCTGCCAAACCAGATAACCAAATATCAATACCATGATGATTAGAATACCGGTCATTTCTCTTCTCTGCTTTTTTATCTGATTCCTTTTAAAAGCGCTCATCTTTTTATTGCATTCTCTGCATTCTTCATAAGTATTCATAGTTTTTTATCCCCCTAAAGTTTGATTGGTTTGATTTCCACCACCTCGATTGCTTCGATTCTATCAATATAATATTGACCACCGTTGATGGATAGGTACTGCTCTGCTATTTCTTCCTCACTATAATTCTTAAAAAGTTCCAGGAAATCATATTTAGCAAATTCATCTTCATGCTCCATCACATACTCTTCAATTAGTCTGAGTAGGTCATCTTTCGATGACCCCTCAACCTCAATCATTTTAGTCCATGCTGTTCCAGTACTGAAAAATATCTTTAGCATCTCATTTCCTCCCCTATCCTAATAGATAATCAATTATTTCTGATTTGTTAAGGTCTACTTTACCATCTACCAAAGCATCTGCCATTGCTCCTTTTTTATAAATGAGTTCTTCAATTCTTTCATCAATGGTATCCTTACAAACAAGCGTGATAATATTTACATTTGAGGCGGTCCCGATTCTATGCGCTCTATCTTCCGCTTGCTCTTTATTTGCCCTATTCCAAGGACTGTCGAGGAATATTACTGTTGATGCTGCGGTAAGAGTAAGACCGGTTCCCATTGCTCCGATTGTCCCAATTATGACTTTACAACTTGAGTCGGTCATGAATCTTTCCTGCTGCTTTTTTCTATCTTTGGTCTCTCCGGTGATGATTGCTGGATTAAATCTTCTCAATCTTTCCATTGTTGGTCCGGTCATATCGGTCCAGTTACTAAAGATGATTGCCTTCTCACCATTCTCAACCAATTCTTCCACAATCTCCTCAAGTCTGTCAAGCTTTGCACTCTCTTTGATTTGACTGCTTAATATGCCGGTAAATCCAGTAGCTTGTCTGAGTCTGATTAATTGAGCAAGTGGGTTATTGCTAACCTTGATTTTATCAATTTGCTCTTTAATCTCTTGCTTAACCTCATTATAAACTTTCGCTTGCTTACTACTCATCTCTACATATTCTATTGAGTGGAATTTCTCTGGAAGGTCAAGAGCATCTTTCTTGAGTCTTCTTAGCATCAATGATTCCAGATTACTCTGAAGCTCTCCAAGATTTCTATATCCTACCACTTCATATCCACCATATCCTCCCATTATGCAATAATGCTTTTTGAATTGATAGAAACTATGCTTTTCAAATCCCAACCACTTGAGTACGATATATAAATCAAGCGGGGTATTCATTAGAGGAGTTCCAGTCATTGCTATTCTGGTTTCTGGATTGACCTGGAGTATTGCTTTTCCTTGCTGAGATGATGGATTCTTGCATTTATGGATTTCATCAATCGCTACCATTTCAATCTGACCATTCTGAGTCAATTCCTTGACCTTTTTTAGAATATCCTGGTCTCTCAAACTCTCTACATTTGTGATTAGGAAATAATCTTTTGGCAATTTATTAAGGTCTGCTAATTTATCTTTCGATGAACCAATGACCTCTTTGCCTTTGGAATTGATTTTAGCTCCTAATATATGAGCAGTTTCATTTGAGTGAGTACTAATCTCTGATTTCCAATTCCATTTGAGACCATTTACTCCACAGATAATCAAACAATGCTTATACCCTTTTGAAAGCTTTTTCGCTACCGCTATATCAATTACCTGCTTTGTTTTTCCAAGACCCTGTTCATCCCCTAAAAGAAATCTATCATGTTTTAACCCATATTCAAATCCTTCAATCTGATGGTCGAAAGGATTGGTTTTGAATTGGAATCCTTTTGGTATCTTGACCTCTTTTGGAGCTAATGTTTTATAATCTCCGGTGATAGTAATTTCTTTATCTTTTATTGAGTTGATGATTTGTAGTAATTTATTTGCCGGCACCTCCCATTCTTTATTTGCTGCGTGCCAGAATCTACTGCTTTGCTTTCTCATCAATCCTACCAATTCTGTGTCGTATGGAAAGCTTATAAATGCACTTAAGTCTCCATTGACTTTCTGAGCTTCTTTAATCTGAATGCTTATCATCTTTATTCCTCCTTGTTAAAGTGTTTTGAGTTCTTTAATATTTGATATTTAGCTGCTCCCAAAATCTCTTTATATCTCCATTATACTCAAACTTGGTATAATTCATCTTGTCGATTTGGTTAGCTTTATAATGGACCAGTAATTGAATCAGCGATTCCTTTTTCCATTTACTCATTATCTTATAAACTGATGGATTTACAAATCCAAACCCCCGAATGATTTCCATCAGCTCTGCCTTATTTTTTGTCTTGAGAAAATCTACCAATGGTTGTACTGACTCTATACCTTTTCCAAACCCTTTAAATTTCTTTTTCATTTTATTTCCTCCTTGTTAAAGTGTTTTGAGTTTGATTTCTCATCTCTTACCAATATTATATAACATATTAAGAGGAAAGTCAACACAAATAATAAAAAAAATAAAAAAAGTAAAGCATCAAGACCAAAGTCCCAATGCTTTACCTATTATAAGGAAGGAGTGGTTAGATATTTAATTTTTCAGCTCTTGCGTGATAAAATTTAATTCCTTGACTGCCGCTTCGATGATAGTATCTAATTCCTGGGGACTGAGCTTAAATCCTTTTGAATTTAGAAAATCAATTACATATTGCTTACGCTTTGACCCATCAGGGTCTTGAATCTTGAGAATCTGCTCTGCTGCGAGAACTGCAATCTCTACGTAGCGATAAATTTCATTTCTCTTTGCCTCGGTATATTTCGATTTGACATATGGAGCAACCACTGCCGTCATGATAGTACCAAGTAGAGCAATTACCGCTAAAATGATTTGTATTATACCATTATCCATTTCCTTACCTCCTTAAATGGGCATCAAGTCTTTAGTAAAGACCCAACTTACAATCTCTTTGATGAGCGCCTTATCTCCTGCAATCTGCTGCACCGTATAGGTCTTTGGTTTGACCCAGTCTGGTATGGTCTGACCGGTAGCATATTTGCTTCCGATAATCTTAACCTTCGAACCAACTCTCACCTCGGGAGCGGGCGTCTGAGCGGTTCCTTCTTTCCTCTCTGATACAATATAAGTCTCAAATCCGAGTTTCTTGAGTCTCTCGGCAAGAGCCTCGGCATTTTTCTTATTTGAAAATGCTCCGGTCTGGACTTTATATAAAATCTGAGTAGGTTGAGGAGTGGGATTGACCGCCGGTTGAGAATTTAATCTTTTATTTACTTCATTTGCAATGTAAGGGAATTTACTTTCAAGGTATGGGCCTGGGCAAGTGGTTGCTGCAAACCATTTGTGCATTGTCAGATTTCCTGTTTTATCTCCGGTAAAGTTTAATCTTTTGATATTATTTCTCTTGCAGATATCAACGCATAGGTCAATAGTTTTATTGAGGGCAATATCTGATACTTTCCAATCTGGAGCACCAGTAATATTTGCCACCTCAATCGTCACCGCCTGGTTATCATTCTCTGAACTTGAGCTGGTCCATGCTCGATTCTTTTCCTCTACATACATACCAACTCTTCCGTGATTATCTACCCCATAATTTGATGAGGCTTTTCTCTCTTTGGTCGCAAATATATTCCCGACCTGCTCAACCGTTAAATTGCCTGCCACATGATGAATAGTGATTTTAGTAATCGGTTTATTTCTCGGATTACTGCTATTTGGTGATATCTTTGTGTAATTGACTAAAGGACTATTACTCATAGCTTATTTCCTCGCTTTCTGGGGTAACCCCGCTTTTGCCTCTCATGCCCTCCCTTATCTTGATTTCATTTTCTGCTTTTGCTTTATTAAAATAAAATCCAGTTGCTGCTCCCATCTCTGCGAATACAGCTGGAATTAAGTACATGAGAGGAGATAAATCATTGGTTCTCCATATCATTATCAGGGTGAATATAGTTACTGATATTGTAATGATAGTCACTCCGATGAATATCTTTTTAGAGAATTCCAATTTCTTCTTAGTCGCATGTAACATATACTCACCCCCTAATGATTAAAATATTCTACCGCCTGCTCTTGTAAAAACTCTGATAACTCTGAACTGGTTTCCCTATAATACATCAACGCCTCTTCCATGACCCCATTGACCTTGCCCTCTTTGATTGCAATTGAATTGGCATAAGATAGTTTTCCAATCGCTTTTATCATCCTCATTGTTATCAGACTTTCCTGCTTTCGGGAGTCTGCTCTTGCACTAAGCTCGCGCTCTTTATCCGCTTCCCGCTTTTCCTGTCTTTTTCTTTCCGCTGCAATCTGCTCATCCCTGATTTTTTCTCTTCTGAGATATTGACGTTGGATGTACCAAATAATCAGTGCTGAGATAATTGGTGAAAGAAAAGCCATAATTTCTGAAGTATCCATATTTTAGTATCCCCCTTTTTGTGCTTTATTATTTCGGGTCAAGCAATTCAAAACATATGTTATTCTGCGTAGGGCTCCCCGACGATTTGCTCATATTCTTCTCCATT